ACGCCATGCGCAGCGCTTCGGCGTAAGCACGCGCGTTTGTAGCCCCATGCCGGCCGAGAGATGCGCCACGCTCTGACAGACCGTCACGGTCATGTCACAGGCCGCCAGTAAAGCGGCCGTATGATCATATTCGTAGTGCTGGACGATCGACGGATACCAGTGGAATCGACCCTCGCCGAACTTATCCTGCACCTCGATGGCGACGTCGCTCATGTCGTCGTAGTCGACGCTGACGAACATCGCATCGGTTTCGCGGAACAGCCGCTCCATGTCCGGCATGCGGATCGTGCGGTACTGGCGGGCCGTGGTCATCACGCCGCCATGCGCCGCTAGCGCGATGATTGGCCGCCCAGCCGCCGCCTCAACAAGCTGAGCGCGATATCGCGAAGACTCCTCTGCGTCGGCCTTATAGATAGCACCTCGCTTGCGCCAAGCGGCCTTGAAGCTCTCAAGGTCCGGACGATAGCGAGACGCAAGGTCAAAGAGCGGCGCTTTGTAGTCGGCCCGGACCCGATCGGCGGCCGGCCAGGCGATGTGTGTGTCCTTTCGGGTGGGGTACAGGGTAAGTCCGGGGTGAGCGGCACGGTGTAACTTCTCCAGTCGTGGGTGACATTCGAAAATGACGTGATCGAACTCCGCCTGAGCGTCCTTGATGAGCTGCCCAGCCATCAGTTCATCGCCGATGCCCTGCTCTCCATAAACGATCAGCGTCCCGCCCTTGTGCTCGGGCTGGAGCATCACAGGCTCCGGGATGTCATCCACGGCGTAATTGCGCACCAATCGCTCAGCACCCAGGCCGGTGCGGTAGAGCTCGAATCCCTCTCGGAACCGTCCCGCCTCCAGGTACAGCAGCGCGAGGTTCCAGCGCGAGCCCTTCTCGTAGCGCCCCTTCGCCTTGCCTAGCTCGCACGCGCGCTCGAGATACGGGATACCCTGCTCCGGCGTGCCTTCGTTGACGAACATGGAGCCGAGGTTCACCAGGGCCGGCTCGTAGTCCGGTGCGCGCTCGAGCGCAGCCTTCAGCACCGCAATGCCTTCATCGTGATGATTCAAGCGCCGCTTGGCCGCGCCCTGGTTGGCCAGCACCAGGGGATTGCTGTCCAGATCGACACACCGCTGGAAACACTGGTCCGCCAACGCTACGCGGCCAATCTGGAAGTTCAGATTGCCGGCGTAGAACCAGAGCTGTGGAACGTCGGGGAATTGGTCGAGTGCGGGCCAGAGCAGCTGGTCGACTCGTTGGAGATCGCCGCGGCCGAATGCCTGCCCGATCTCATCGCATACAGCCGCGAGGCCGATTTCTTGTGCCATGTGGTTCCTTCAGAAGACTCCCCGCCGAAACCCGGTCGGCGGGGAGGTTGTTACTTACGCAGTCTGCCCGGGCATCTTGTAGTAGACGACCAGGTCACCCACGTGGCCGACGCTGATGTTTCCGCCTGCCACCATCGTGATGTAGTCATAGTTCACCGCCGCATCGTCCGAGATGCTGATCTGCTTTGGATACCCGAGCGCTCTCGTCGAACGGGCTGCGCTCCAGCTCGCAGAAGCGAAGAAAAGCTCCTGCGACGCGGACGTGCCGAACTTCGCCAACACACCGCCTGCCGGCGTCGCCGCCCCCGGATACCAGACGGCATCCAGCGGAATAGCACCGTTCGGGATCTTGCCGATCCGGTGAACGTCGCCACTCGACCACGACACAGACAGCGAGACTTTGCACACCGCCGCGTTGACGCCGACATGCACCGTTTCCGGCTGACCGCCCTGAGCCGCACCAATCGTTACAGTTGCCATGACGCTTGCTCCTTAGGCAGAGGCCACGCTGTACGACGGCACCACCACCGTGCCGTAGTCGCTGCCGTTAAACCGAGTCTTGACCATGCCGGCCTGACAACCCGCTGCGACGCCGAGCTTGTTCTTGTAGTCGAAGAGCTCTTCGACCCACGTGAACACCTCTTTGCCGTAGCCGCGCCCGAAGGCGATGGAGGCCGCCTGCGCACCACACAGCACTGCCCGGCGAACGTTGGCATTCGTCGGAGCCGCAGGGATGCGGGTGGACTCGTGCAGGATCACGCCGTTGTACTCGCCGAGCGCACCCGAGTAGATCGGGTTTTCGGTGCCAGCGCCGCCTTGGATGGCCGCCTTCTGGATATCCGCCCATTGACCCGGCGCAGTGTACTTGCGCAGGTCCGTCACCTGATAGGGGTGGAGAAACATCGCGTACTTCTTGCGCCCGTTGATGTTGATCGGGCGCAGCGCGTTTTTCGCGAGCTTCGCCTTCTCGACCGCCGCATCGATGGCGTTGAGGTTGAACCGGCTCGTCACCACCACGTTGCTGACGACACTGTACGTGTCGGACATCGCACTTTCGGTCGTCGACCCCGAAGTGCCGTAGGTGATGTGATCCGCATCGGGCCCCACGATGGTATTGAACCCGCCGTAGCGACCATCGGTCACCGCAGTGTTGCCGCACAGCTGATTGAAGAACCACGTGTCAATGCGGTCCGACCACCAGTCGGCCAGCGCATCGCGCGCCTCGTCACGCACCGAGAACGGCACGCGCTGCTCGGACATCTTGCCGGCCGAGCGGGAAGCATGGCGCAGCTGATCGATGTACACGTCCTGATTGAACGTCTCCAGCGCCTCTTCGTTGCCTTCCAGAGTGTTGTCACCCTGGATACCGGCACCGCTCAGCTGGGAGCGAATACCGACGCGGATTCTGTCACCACCGTCCGATGACGTGAGATCGGTCTTGATCGTGACAATGGAATCCTTGCCCTTCGACATGAACTGCATGGCGTGCGTCTTCTTCAACGCCTCGCGCATCAGCTCCTTGGACCACTTCTTGATCGCTAACGGGTGATTGAGCCCGTAATTTGTGTCTGCCATTGGCGGAACCTCGAGACAGGTAACAACAAGACACACCCCGGCAGGTGTCGCCTCTGTTGCCGCTTGTGGTTCGCCACGGCGTGCGAAAACGCTGTTAAGGACAGCGCGGATGGCATTGCGCCACCCAGCCTTGCTACAGACCGCTGTAGCCCAGAAACGCCCTGTTTACGGCCAGGGCGCAACCGCGCTCACATCCTAATGTTTCATACGCACGGCATCAAGATGCCTTGCGCTTGCCAAACAACTCCTGCCATGCCTGGTCGAAGTCGTCCTTCTGATCGCTCGCATCATATGTGTCACCACCTCGGCCGCCGCTGCCCAATGTTTGATCCGGCGGCAGTTGTTTCTGGCCAGGCACGTCAGGCAGCTTCAAGCTCGGATCGTCGCTGGCAGCCTTCTTTTGGTAGCCGTATGCGGCCGCAAGCTGATACACCGTCGAGATCGGGTTGCGATTCTGCCGCGCCAGTTGCATGGCCAGATTCAACTCTTCCTGGCTAATCTGCGCAATGATCTGCTCATCGGTAATATCGGGCACCATCAAGCGCAGCTGGTGCGCTCGAACGCCACGAACGTGCGCCAGAGCGTCGTAATAGTCCGGCGTCTCCTTCACGAAGGCCGCTTCCGCCGCCTGTAGCTGCTGCGAAAACGCCAGTCGCTCGGTCTGCTCACGTGACAACTGCGCGGTCTGTGCCACCTGCTCGACCTGCTTCTGAGCTTCGGCCTGCTGCTGTTTCAGCTGCTCCAGCGCCGCATTGAGCTTGTGGTCGGTGTAGGCCTTCGGATCTTCCTCGAACTTCGGCTCGGGCGCTGGCGGCTTGGGCGGATTCTTCAGTGCCTCCAGTTCCTTGCGCATGGCGTCCAACTCAGCCTTGAGCGCTTTGCGTTCCTCCAGGTGCGCGGCAAGCGGGATCGTTCGATCCTGCTTCGGCTCGGGCTTCTCTTCCGGCTTCTTGGCTTCCGGCTCTTTCTCTTTGCCCTTGAACTTCCCATCTTCAGCGCGCGCTTGCGGCTCCTTGTCCGGTGGCGCCTGCGTGTTCAGCTCAGCTTCCGGCAACTCCGGCGGCGTCTCGGTCGGTTCGATCTCGGGCAACAGCGATTCAACGTCTTGCGTCATATGGTTCTACTCCGGCCATTACTCCCCGCTTGCGCCGCGCCTGCTTCGGCCGCGGTCTTGAGTGCTTGCATCTGCGTCAGTTCAGTCTTCGCGACCGTCTCCGCAGGCTTGGTTTGAGCGTGGCCCGCTGTCTCCTGCGCCTTCGCCGCATTGAGTTGGGCTTGCGTCTGGTTCTTCGCGGCCTCGCTCTCAACCTTCGCAACGGTTGCCAGCTCCGTGCGCTGCTGTAGCTGCTGCTTCTGCGGATCGGGCTGCAGGTGCTTCTTCCAGGCGCTCTTGAGATCCTCAGGCAGCGGCGCGAAGTCCAGCACCTGCGGCGGGATCGGGATGCCGGCGGTCAGCAGGTGCGGGATCATGTTTTCCAGCACCGCCCAAACGCGTTCTTGCTGGTTCACGCTGGTCGGGGCCTCGTCCACGATCACATCGAAGTTGAGCGACAGCTGCCGCTTGATAATCGGCACGTACTGCTTGCTGGTCTCGCCATTGATCATCACCAACGTACCCTCTGGTACGTAGTCGACCACGTAGCGCGCCATCTGCCGGCCGATCGAACGGTAGTACCGGCGCATGGCATCGAACGCCCACGCGATGATCGACATGGCGCCCTGCTTGCGCTGCGCCTCGACCACGCCGGCCTGCACCTTATCGGAGAGGCCCATCAGCTCGACGGGCATACCGGTTACCTGCGGCAGTGAGCTCAGCGTGAACTCCATCAGCCGGTCGAGCCCTTGCGGATACGGCGCTGGCGGCTTGGGCTGGACCTTGCCATCGATGAGCGCGCCCTTCTTAAGCCACGTGATCGCCGATGGATTGGCCCACTCGCTCTCGGCCTTCCGCGCGTCCTTAAACGCATCCTCCTCCGCCATGAGCCCGCCCTTGGCGTTGGTCATCATCGAGTAGAGGATGGTCGAGAAGAACTTGTTGAGCCACTTCTGCGGCTCCAGGATGGCGCGGCCAATGCCATACCATGTGTTCTTGTTCCGGTCGCGCTTGCCGGTGATCAGGTGATAAGTGAATCCGCCCTGATAAGGTGACAGCCCGAAGCCATTCTCACCGGTCGCAATCCGTCCTTTGCTGATCCATGCGCGGTAATACACCTTGCGGCGGATCTGCTGGATGGCGAAGCGCTGACCGGTCTTCTGCGCCCGCTCAAAGAACGGCTTGTACGCCTCGTATTCCTCTTCGGTCAGTTCCTTTTGCCCCATCTGCGGGTGGGTGACAATCCACCGCTTTTCCCGCTTCCAATACTGGTAATCAGCGACGACGCATTTCTTTTTCTTGAGCAGGCCCCGAGACCCCGGCTCGGAGTTGTAGTCCTGCGGTTCCTCGATGATCTGCAAGTCGCCGTCGTCATCGGTAACCGACTCGAATTCGTCATCGTATGAGCCGTAGGGCTCGCCGAACAGGTCTTCGTACTCGTCGTGGTCCAGTTCCTTGAGACGGATGATGTACCGCGCATCGGCGAAGTTGCGCTTTCGTGCCGCAGGATCGGGATACACCTCCATGTTGTCGACGCGCTGACAGGCCGGGACACCCGAGGCTTCCAGATCCTTATCGAGATACCCTTCCATGCAGCCGATACCGGTCCACATCGCATCCAAGAACGCGTCGGTCTCATCGTCGGCGGCGTCGCACAGGTCCCGCCCCCACTGAACCGCGCCGGTCATCAACTCGGACACGTGAGCATCGCCAGGTTCGCGCGGGAAAAACCGAATGTCCTGGCGGTTGTTGATCTGTAGGCCGACCATCACATCGGCGTACTTGTCAGCAACGTTGAATGTCACCGCCGGCCGGCACTCTTCACGAAGCCGCGCCTCGTCGTCGGCATCCCACTGCCGGCCAGCCTTCAGATCATAGAGATTGCGCGCCTCAGTTCGCCAGTCCGCCCAATGGGCCTTGGCGTGCTTGAAACGGGCATTGAACTCCGCGAGCACTTCCGCTAGCTCGTCGGTCTCCTGCTTCGGTGCCCCGGCCTCACCATATTCGGTGGGGGCTGCGCGCATAGACGCCATGGTACTCAGTAACTCATCCAAGTGCCACGCCGCTGCTTGCGATGGCGGTTATACCGATCATCCTTCGTCGGCTCAGGCTCGGGATCAGGAAACGACAGGTGCTCGATGTCGAAAACACGTGAGATAACGTCGAGCCCGTCGTCGTGCACCGGCACGGGCCAGGCCAGGAACTCCTGCTCAATGAGCACCGATATCAGTTCCTCCAGCTTGCCTTCGCTGTTGGTACGGAACAGGCTCTCGGGCATCCAGAAGTCACCCGCCTTGCACACGGGGATCAGGCGATTGATGCGGTCCGCCTTCGATAGCTTCCCGCTCACGGTCTCGATGCGGAAGTGATATGGGGGCTTGCCATTGCCGCCGTCCATCAGCGACTCAAGGTGCTGCGTGTCGGCCTGAAGCCCGTATTCCTCATACGCCGCATGGTGGGGGCGCCACTTCCGATGCAGCCGGAAATACTCACTGGCGCGCTCGGACAGGTTGAGCCGGTCGCGGATGAAGTCCAACAGGTAGTATTTCTTGTCATGATTGAGCCCGATCACCGCCATGGCGGTGTAGTCGGACTTCTTGGTCTTGCTGTTGGCCGGGTCGCAGATCAGGACGCGGGTCATGCCTTCCCATGACAGGTTCGGTCCATACCGATGCTCAAGCCATTCGCGCTTGAACGTCTGCTTGCTGTCGGCAATCGGGTTTTGCAGCAGCTGCGCGCTCGCGGTGTACGGGCCCATGTTGGTGATCTTCTTCGCCAGCTCTTCCTCGCTCAGATATACCGGCCGGCCCGTCAGCGTGCCGTCATGCGTCGCCGTGTGAATCCGCGGCTTCAGCGCTTTACGCTCCATGATCACGCGCCAGGTGTCGCCGAAGTTGTAGCGCGTACCAATCCCCCGCATGCGCGGGTTGCGATCGCCCAGGTTGAGTGACAATTCCCATGCGGCAGTCGTCTTCTGGATCATCTCCGGCGTGGTGACACTGTCGATGGTCACCACGTCATCGTAAATGAGCACGTTGAAGTGCTTGCCCGTGGGCTGGCCGTCGACCAGCCCCCAGCCTTCGACCGTTGCTTCCTTGGGGTTGCTCTTGCGCTTGACCGTGAGGCCGTTCTGCACGCTCCAGCGAGGCGCGTCGCGCTCGGCGTTCTCGTACAGGACATCGGGGAACAGCGCGATAAGGTGCTCGTTCGACTGGAGCTCGGTCTTGATCTGCCGCACGAACTCGGACGCAATGCCCCGGGTGTGGCTGAAGATGCCGAACGTCGGCTCCATGCCGTTCCACTCGGGCAACGGGTCTTCCCCGTGCGAGGCGAGGATGTCCTGAATGGTCTTGGCATACGTGATGATCGTGGACTTGCGATGGTCGCGAGCCCACAGGTCCAGGTACCCATCAGGCTGCTCCTGCACTTCCCGAATCCTCGCCAGCATCCACGGATGTTCCACGTCCTTTCGGTTCAGCACGTACCGGAGCAGGAAGTACAGGTCCGTTCGGATCTGGTGACGATAGGCTTTGACTTGCTCCGATGGTGGCAATTGCTCGACCAAGATCCGCCACTGATCGTATTGCCTCGCCACCTCCGACATGGACGGTGTTGTTGGTGACGCTTCGGGCGTCGACATTTACGGTCGGCCCCTTGGTGTCCCAGAGCTTGAGATATTGGCCGAGCTTGTCGAGCGCTTTGGTCTTGTCCCAGAACTTGTACTTGTAGCGCACGCCCGTCTCGCCGTTGATCGAGATGTTCTCGACATCAACCGCCGCGATGCATGCCGCCACTTCCTCGGGTAGCTCGTGCAGCGGAATCGCGACACCCTCGCCATTGACCAGCTTGCGCGGGTCACAGGTGGCGATCCAATACAACTCACGCGCGACTCGCTCGTGCCGCACACCGATATCAGCAACGACCTGCGATGTGCGCTCCTGCACGGCCGCAGCAATGTCAGGCTGGCGAAGCAGACGGCATGCGATAGTACGGGCGTGTTTACTTTTGCTACCTGCTGCTCTGATCGCATCGGTCGCAGTTTTGCCACCACAGACGTACTCATCCACAAACCGCCTATAGCGCCGTGGCAGGCGCTCATAGGCAGATTTCTCTTCGGGCTTGTGCTCAACGACGGCATTCATCGGAGCTTCGGAATTTTGGCCTCGGTTCGCGAGGGATGGAGAGGAACCACCTCCACCCTGGCCGGGGACTCGCGGCGAGGCAAGTGAATCGTAGCGAGTGCATCATTCTTTTGCATCTGTCACCACATTGTTATGGATGTTCAGCTGGCAGCCTTGTCTCATCACCCAATCGAAGTATGCCTGCGCTCGATCAATGGTTGCTGTCGAGCTTGCATCGATTGCACAAGCCAAGTGCAAACACTCGCGTGCGATGTCCTGCCGAGTTGTATCGGCCGGCGCTTTCCACCATAAAGTTTCACTCATGTGTCACCTCATTAAAAAAGCCCGGCGTATTTCAGCCGGGCAAGCAAGCGACTGCCCAGGGAGGATATGCAGTCGCGATTCACAATGTCACCTGTTCGCCCATGGCGTGCAGTGCTTCGAGCGGACTGATCGCATACGGGACCTTGTTGTCTTCGCAGAACTTGCGCTGCTCATCCTGGTCCTTGCGCAGTCTCAATCCGCCCTTGGGCGATGGCGATTTGCACTCCAGCAGCTTCCACGTGTTGGAAGGCCAGCGTGGATGCGTGATCAGCAAGTCGACGGGGCGCCCGATGTGTTTCACCACATAGCCACGGTTGCGCAATTCCTCGACGATGGCATCCGTCGTAGTGTCACTGCGATGGATCTGCGGACGCTTGTAGCTCACGATGCCTCCGATGTGATGAGTATTTCTCGTCAGCCGGCCGCACCAGCTTTTCACCCCGATCGCCGCGCCGATATCGGTTCTGCAGCGTCGAGTAGGCAATGCCGGTGAGTTTGGCCAGTTCGACCAGATTCACC